AGAAATTCACCTTTCTTATTAGCCGGTGGATTAAATGTATCATCCTTTTCTATAATCTTGTCTGCGCCTGACATTGTGGTTTTTAATTTGTACACATTATTCATATGTGTTTTGTAATTAAAATAAATTACTTGTACCTTGTTTTTATCATCGTACTTATTGTAATTATATGGATGATGTCTTCTATCTATTATTTCTTTAATATCCTTTTCAGTTAAATCAGGGAATTCTTTTACTAATTCATTTATTGGTAAATCTTTTACTTCACCTATATAATATATATCGTCAAAATAAGGAGATTCTGTATGAGAGTAAATTAAATTAGCAGGATCTACATATTTAGCTTCTGCACCACTACTAAAATCAAATGTAGTTTTTGTAGCTCCAATACCTAATACTGTTAAATCATATAAAACTCTTCTTCGTATTAAATCATAATCGCTGTTTTCCATTAAAACATTTATAGCTTGTTCTTCTGCTAGTTCAACAGCTTGTTTATAATTAAGTTGCATATGTAACGCTAATTCTTCTTCTGTGTCAGGTATAATGTCCGGATCATTTTCTGCTAATTCAATATCAAATTTTTCTCTGGCTATTTTATCAAAGTTTTTAGCTTTCATATCCATCATCAACGACTCCATAAATTTAGTTCTTTTTTCAACACCGTATTTATCTTGCGAAAAAGCACTGATCTCATAATTTCGTTGAGCCATACCGTTTACTACAATATCAACAAACTTTGGTATAATAGGAACCGGTTTCCAGTCTAAATTTAGATAAGATAAATCACCATTTATAGATAATTCATTTTTATATTTTTGTATAGGTTGTTCTCCCCTAGCGTACAGTCGTAATGTGTGGAAATTGTTTTGATGACTATTATATTTTGATGTAGCTCCGGAAAACCATTCATGTCTTATTGCTTTCGCTACCTTTAAACCGTATTCCTCACTTAGCTTTTCAATATCGCTAACCGCTTGTGATGGGAAATGTATAGAGTGTTCTAATCTCATATTTTACTTTTAATTATCTTTGATGTAAATCCTTTATTATTATATTTTGATATTGTTAAGTTTAATGGTTTTTTTTCTATTTTAGGATTTGGTCTATATAAGTGTCTGTTACAAGCCATTATTGCTAGACCAGAACTTATAGAAGCATCATGTCTAGTTCTTTTATTTATATCAAATTTAGACCAATCGTTTAAAGTGTTATTAAAATACATGGTCCCATAAGTACCATCTTTTAATAATCCTATATGGTCATTTATATACATTTCTATAGCAGCAGCATGCGCTTGTTTTATGTCTTCACTAGAGTTTGGTATGCCACCAACTTCTTTTTCTGCTACAGATAGCTTGTTCCATATTTTATCAGGTCTATTCATACTAAACCCTCTATATCCTCTTCTTCGTAAATAGTACAATAATCTTGGTTTATTATTCTCCGCCAATATCGGCATGCCATAAAATACTAATGCCATTAAAACGTCCTCAAAAAATATTTCAGCCGTCTGTGGTCTTGCTATATATTCGAGAAAAAAAGTATTTGCTGGAGCATCCTCCATTGAAAACTTAGTTAATCCGTGTAAAGCCCCTTTAGATCCTCTACTATCTACTGTTCCAGATATATCATATGAATCACAACCAAATGCACCCATATGTTCATTACCTGGATATTTTACGCCATGTTTTAATATGACGTTATTTTGTGATTTCGCGCTTGGTACCCAACTTACTTTAAACCTTCCTTTAGGATCTGGATTAAACGTCACTTTAGTATCTTTAATACCATTTTGCCATTGAAAGTTTCCAGTTGTGAGTACAGATGAATTTCTATTTCCTTCATTATAATCTATTTGCTCATATATCTTTATAAGATTAAATAAACTATGACCTGTCTCATCTCTAAACGCATCTTCTTCAGTTCTGGGAAATTGGCGATAAAATTCATTTAAAGCATCTTGATCGTCTTTAAGTCCATCGGCCTCATTCTCCCAGTGGTCTATAACCCCACAATCTATTTCTAATCCGTGTGGATCAACTCTTTGTGATTCAGGAGTATTAAATACTGGTTGTCCAAATTCATCGATAAACCCCTCATAATTCCATTCCATAGGAATAAACAAAGAATATAATCCTGACTTAGTCTGTCCATTACGATTTCGTTTTGTAACATCTGAATTATTATATAAGTTTTTAAAATTATCACCACCTTTATCAAGAGCGTTGCTAGTACTACCCATCATACATTTACCAACTATTCTACTACCTAATCTTAAACAAGTTTTTGTAACTCTCCAGTTGTTTTTTATATTATCAGGTCTCTCCCATTTACCACTTTCATCGTGGACTAATAAAGATAATTTTTCACCGTCATAACTATTATCACCTGTATTTTTCCAGTCAATAGTTGTGTCAAGTCCTTCCATATCATCTTGCTCTTCACGTTCCCTCATTTTTTTACGAGTAAACTTTTTTGCAGGTACCCTATAAGCGAGTTCGGACTTTGGTCGGTCCATACCGTCCTGTATTGGTTTAAAGAAGAAAGGATAATTAATACTAATAGGTACTACCTTATCTGTAAACATTTTCTTCGCATCACTACCAGTTTTAGATAATATACCAAATCTACTATCACTAGCTAAAGTCGCTAAATTAACAGTTTCAGCTGAACTCATAAATGAAAAACCAGAACGTCTATTTTTTAAATAGCACATTCCGTAACTTCTTTTGTCTGCCTTACAAGCTTCCCAGAATATATAAAATAATCTGTTTGCTTCTCTATAATCTGGAGCACCAACGTCTATTTTACTCCATTGTAAGTACATATAATGTGTGCCTGTTATATACGTTGGTTTACCGTTATTCATAAACCAAAACCCTTCTTCTCTTCTTCTAAACTCTTCATCTATATACCCATAATGTTTTTCTTTAAAATCATCTGGATAATCTTGCCAATCAAATACAGTTTTAATTCTTTTAAAATCAGGATTAGCTGGAAATTGTTTCCATTTTTGCTCTGATTTTATTTTACTACAAGAGTATATTTCTTTAGGTTGTTTAGGTAAAGCTATTTGAAATCCTTGTATTTCTATTATCTCACCTATCATTCCAGTTTTAGATATACAAACTATATCAGCTTCTTTATTATAACCGTACTTCCATTTTTTAGACTTATTAAGTCTTTTAATAGTGGTTAATTTTATAGGTTCTACAACCTTAACTAATGTTTGTTCGTACATTATCTAGATCTTCCTTCTGCGAATCCTTTAAAAGTAACCTTCTTTTCTTCCTCTATAGGTTTTCCATCTAACATATTCTCTTCCTCATGGATTCTGTTTAATATTTCAAAAGCATCGAATATAGCTAACTTCTTAGTAGCTGCAGCATTTTTTAGTCTATCAGCTGAAATATCATCATCTGAATCTACGATAGCTTCTTTAGCTACCTTAATTAATTCTTCAACTGCTTTATGCCCAGCTTGGATTATATTCTTCTTCGTTTCCTTGATACTCATATTTAATTGTAATAAATTTATTCATAACTCTATATAATCTCTCTCCGTCAATAATAAACTCGTATTCACTACTAGGAGCAAATCCAACTAATTCTTCTTTTTTAAAAGTTCCATCAGAATATTTTACTATTCCAATTAAAGATCTCTCGTTTTCTACATCAAAGTTATTAATAGTTTTTAGTGGTTTAACGAAACTGTAACCAGGTGTAGCTTTCCATTCTTTATTTTTATATAAAAATATTTGATCAATTGATACTATATATTTGTCTTCTTTCCAATATGACCTACTATTTTTTTCCTTACCCTTAACGTTATGCCATCTTCTAAATACATTATGATGTAATATTATTTCGTCTCCCTTATTTATAGGTGTATCAAATAATATTGGAGTTTCCAATACTAGGGCTAACCTATTTATAAATTGATGATTAAATATCTCAGTATTAAGTATTAAGTCTTTATCACCAATCTTTTTAGAATTATTATATCTCTCACCTATAGGTGATACTATAAAATCTTTATAAGCTTTCATTAATATTCTAAATTATACTCAACTGATATAGCCATATTTTTATTAAAATCTTTCCACGGTATAACTATATCACCCTTTTTTATATAAATACAGTACTTATCTTCTTCCTCTATTATATCACATATCTTGTGACCACCATATACCTCTTGATCAACAGCGTAATGCATGGAATCATTTTTGTAATCTTTACCTATAGTAATTTTTCTTATGATATTATTTTTCATCATTTTCCTCTTTAGGCCAATTAATAGTACCATCTGCTATATTAACATCAAAAGATCCATATTCTTTATTAAGTGTATCTTGAAAGTCTATAATTTTCTTTTGTGACAAACTTAATTCATGCAATAAATTATGCTTTTGTCCTTCTAATTTACCTACGTTAAATTGAATGTTATTTATTACATTTACTATTTCTTGTAGTTCTTTTAAGTGTTCGTCTGATATTTTGTCAACCTTAGGTTTAAGGTCAACCAACTTTTCTTTTTTTCCCATTTTATTTAATTTAATTTAATTTAATTTATCTGCAAGCTGATGGAGTTGAAGCAATTCTACCACCTGTTATGTTTATACTTTTGAAAGTTGAGCCATCGTGTGATACTTTATAATACCCATCTGGTAAATAATGTTTATCATAAGCTCTTCTACTTGTATAAACATATGTGCCTGTAGTATATCCTCCTGCTGAACCCGCATTGTGATAATATGTATTAGGCGTTGATCCTAACGCGCATGCAGCTGCATCTCCGCTTTCAACAGTTGAACCACTTAAAGCGTGATAATCTCTAGCATTAGTAACTTCTTTTATTCTTTTTACTAAATGACCTTTTCTTCTACTACCAGTTTGACCTGAACTATTACCTAATCCCATTATTTACCAAAATAACAGATTACAGCTTTTGCATTTTCAGGTTTAAATGCTACCCATCTACCGTATATTGTTAAACCTGCTGGGTATGCACAACCCGTGGCAGTAGTACCTCCAGCACCATGTGTTTCATCAAGAAATAACAGTGCTTGATCTGTGGTTGATGATGTATCAATAGCTCCTGATAGTTTAACTTTACTAACACCATCCCAAGCTGTTACATAAACACCTTGCTTATTTGGCCCATTA